TCCAATGCCTTACTGGACAGATATCGACCAAGTAATGACGGCCATAGATATATTAAAGGAGCGTAGCGGTGGCAGATGAGTTACCAATCAGCTATGACAAGCGCGAGCTCCGCTCAATCATTACCGCGTTCAAAGCGATGGATGATGAAGCCGTTAGCCAAGCTAAATCAGAATCTAGCGCGCTGGCTACTTATGCAGCAAATGAAATCAAAGCCTATGCACTCACAAGGACTTTTGGTCAAGAAGCAGTTAGAAGAATTGCAACAGGCGTTAAAGTCTCGGCCAGTTCCAAAATCGGAGAGTTTTCTTACGGCTTTGCAAGTCAGCGCTTTTCTGGTGGCGGTAGCACACAAAAACTCTGGGCGGGTTATGAATTTGGAAGTAATCGCTTGCGTCAGTTCCCCAGAAGAACACCCAGCAAAGGTCGCGGAAACGCTGGCTACTTTATCTACCCAACCCTTCGTAAGATTCAGCCTGAATTGATTAAGAAATGGCAAGAAGTATTCTCCAAGATATTGAAAGAGTGGGATAAGTAATGGCTGGCAGTAGAACGCTCAAGCTCTCGATTCTTGCTGATGTTGCTGATCTTAAGAAAAATCTTGATACTGGCTCTAAAGAGGTTGAAGGCTTTGGCGGTAAGTTAGAGAAGTTTGGCAAGGTTGCAGCAGCAGCCTTTGCAGCAGCAGCTGCAGCAGCAGCGGCTTACGCAGTCAAGCTAGCCGTTGATGGTGTTAAGGCAGCTATTGAAGATGAGGCTGCCCAGCTTCGTTTAGCCAATGCCCTAAAAAATGTTACTGGCGCAACCGAAGCCCAGATTTCAGCAGTTGAGGAGCAAATACTCAAAACCTCACTAGCTACTGGCGTTGCTGATGACCAATTACGCCCAGCCCTTCAGCGCCTAGCAACTGCTACAGGATCAGTAACTAAGTCGCAAGATTTACTGACCCTAGCCTTAGATATTTCAGCTGCTACTGGTAAGAGCGTAGAATCCGTTTCAAATGCCCTTGGTAAGGCTTACGAAGGCAATACAGCCTCTTTAACGCGTCTAGGTGTTGGTTTATCTAGTGCTGAAATTAAGACCCTTGGATTAGAAGGAACAGTAAAGCAATTAGCCAATACCTTTGGCGGCGCAGCTACAGTTCAAGCCAATACCTTTGAAGGTCAAATCCAAAGACTTAAAGTGGGCTTTGATGAAGCCAAGGAATCAGTAGGAGCTGCTTTATTGCCTACCCTTCAAAGACTTTTGGATTACTTTATAAACACAGTTATCCCCAAGTTTATTGAGTTCAAAGACGCAGCATTAAAGCCAGTTACTGATGCAATTGCTAGAAATAAAGAGTCATTAACGATTCTTTATAATTTTATTAAAGACTTTGTAGTTCCAGTTTTAATCAATAACCTTGGTGGAGCACTTGGATTTATTGGTAAAGTCGCTGGGGGAATTCTTGATGTTATTGGCGCAGTAGTTAATGGAATCAAGAGCGCAGTTAATTTTGCCATCGATGCAATAAATGTCCTTATCCGCGCTTACAATGCCGTCCCACTTTTGCCTAATGTATCTACCATTTCCAAGCCATCATTCTCGGCCCCTAGCACTCCAAGTAGTTCAACACTTCCAAAGATTGCTACTGCTCCAAGTCCAAGCATCCCATCAGCTCCTAAGCCATCCACTACTCCAAGCGCTCCATCGGCTTCAACTCCTAGCGCCCCATCAACACTCGTTCCAAGCGGTAATGCCATTCCTTCTGGCTTCAATGTTGCTGGCACAGTTGCAGCTAATAACGCTGGTGTCACTATCAATGTCAATGCCCCAAGCGCTATTGATGAAGAAGGATTTACCAGAGCAGTCATCTTGGCTCTTAACAATTCAACTAATCGCGGAACTACTGGCGCTGGCGATTTTAGGACTTCGGCTCAAATCCTATGACCCTCTGGACTCCTGAATGGCGAATTAAAGTCAATGGAGATACGCTCACTTCAGTCACTTTAAGCAACTTAACTATCACCTCTGGCCGTCAAGATATTAACTCGCCTACTCCTCCTGGTTATTGCTCACTTCAAGTCATTAATACTGATGGCACTAACTACACCTTCACCATTAATAGCGGAGTTTCAGTAGAAGTCAAAGATTCAAATGGAGATTATGTATCTATCTTTGGCGGTCGAATCTCAGACCTTCGCCAAGTGGTTCAAAGCGCTGGATCAAGTGCTGTTGTCACTAGCTTAAGAATTACAGCCGTAGGAGCACTTTCAAGATTACAAAGAGCTATCTTTGATGGCAATCTGGCTGAAGGGCTAGATGGCGCTCAGATAACAAATTTGCTAGATGACTTGCTTCTCAATTCTTGGAATGAAGTCCCACCAGCTGAAACTTGGGCAACCTATGATGCCACCGAGACTTGGGCTGATGCTCAAAATATTGGGCTGGGTGAAATTGATACTGGCGAATATACGATGGTAAGCCGCCAGATTACCGATAGCATAATTGCCCCAATAGCCAATCAGATTGCTAATTCAGCTTTGGGCTATCTTTACGAGGATGCTAATGGCCTTATTGGTTATGCAGATGCAAGCCACCGCCAAGATTATCTAGTGGCTAATGGCTACACAGATTTAGATGCTTCCCACGCCATAGCCTCTGGCATTGGCGTTATCCAGCGTCAAGGAGACTTGGCCAATAAAATTGTTATGGATTATGGCAACAACTTTAATAGCTCCTACACCGCCCAAGACACAACCTCTCAGGCCACCTTTGGCCTATTTGCCGAGCAGTTCAGCAGCTATTTAAAGAATACTGGCGATGTCGAGGATGTAGCAGATCGTCTAATTGCTCTTAGGTCATATCCTAGAAATACTTTCCAATCGATTACCTTTCCGCTTCAATCTCCTGAAATTGATGACACAGATAGAGACGCCCTATTAAATATATTTATGGGCCAGCCAGTTCGAATTACCAATCTGCCTCTTAATATCCTAGGTGGCGAATTTACTGGCTTCGTTGAAGGTTGGTCTTTCAGCGCTTCAGTCTCGGGCCTATCAGTCACCTTCTTAGCTACCCCTACAGAGTTCTCAGCAATTGCCCAACAATGGGCTCAAGTCAATGGGACAGAAAGCTGGAATAGTGTGCTTAATACATTAGAATGGCAAGACGCGATTGGAGTGATTAGTTAATGCCTACAACAAGTAATTTCGGTTGGACGACTCCAGCTGATACAGATTTAGTTAAAGATGGCGCTTTGGCCATCAGAACCCTAGGCAATGGAGTTGATGCTTCATTGGTTGATCTCAAAGGTGGGACAACTGGTCAAGTGCTATCTAAGGCCACAAATACTGACCTTGACTATACTTGGATTACTCCAAATGTCGGCGATATTACTGAAGTTCAAGCTGGCACTGGTATCTCAGTTGCAAGCGGAACTGGCCCAATCCCAGTAGTTACTAACACAGTTGCAACTGCTTTTGATGCTGCTGGAGATTTAGTTTATGGAACTGGTGCAGATACTTTTACCAAGTTATCACTTGGAACTGCTGGTCAAGTTTTGAAAGTTAATTCTGGCGCAACTGCTCCTGAGTGGGGTGCGGCTGCTGCTGGCGCATATACTCTTATTGCTAGAACTTCATTCACAAATGTGGCTAGTCAAAACTTTGATAATTTTAGCACTACCTATAATTCCTATATGGTAGTTATTGAGAGTTTGTGGAATGTAAATCAAAATGATGCCGATTTAAGATTAACAATGCGATATAGCACAACTGACGGGTCAGCACATTACGGCGGCGCAACTAAAAACGCTTACAATGCTGCTACTTGGACTAACACCTCAACTGCTACCAGTTCCAATTATGTAACTATCTCCACCGATTGCGGCGTATCTTCTAATCCAAATATCGGAGTTATTTATTTTACAAATGGATTTCAAAATGCAAATCAAGATGCTCAATTTTTCGGAACTTTCATTGATGTTAATAATGGGGCTCAAACTATGTTTTTTGGAGTAAATTTATCTAATCAACAATATACAGGGTTTAAGTTAGCAGCATCAACACAAAATATTGACGGAACAGTAGCAATTTACGGATTGGCGAAAGCATAATGATAACTAAAGAAGAAAAGATAGCAGAACTAAAAGCAAAATCTCCAACACTTCAAGAGGGCATAAACGACACAGTTAGAACTTTAACTAATGAAGAATATGAAGCAACTATTGAGGCTTGGGCTGATGCTTGGTTGGCAAAAGAGCAGGCTAAAATTGATGCTGAAAATGCAAGGCAATTAAAAATATCTGCTTACGAAAAATTGGGTTTGACGCCTGAGGAAATTGAAGCATTATTGCCTACACCAAATCCAATCCAGCATTAGCACAATCCACCAAGATTATGGCCAAACTATGCAAAGCTGGAATTCAACTACGCGAGCAAATAGATGATGATTATCCTGATCGCGATAGGAAGTCTGACGGCTGGATTGCTGACGCTAGGCATCTTGCTAAAGGGACTTCTGACCATATACCAAGAGATGGAATCGTTAGAGCTATAGATATAGATTCTGACCTATCAGCCCACAAAGAAGAGGCTTATGCGCTGGTTGAGAAAATTCGTAAATGCGCTAAGAAAGGCGATAAGCGGATAAAATATATAATCTATGATGGAAAGATTATGAGTCCAATACTGGGATGGAAGCGCAGAAAATATAACGGCGCTAATCCTCACCGGTCGCATTTCCATATTTCATTTACAAGTTTGGGAGACAAAGATGGCAGTTATTTCAACCTCGAAGGAGAAGCTAATGAGCGATTTAAAGAAAATGGCAGAGAGCTGGGCAAAGACATTCCTAGCAACAGCGCTAGCGACCTATCTAGCAGTGGGCCTAGATGTCGATGCAATTGCAAATGCGGCTCTGGTATCAGTCTTGCCTAGCATCATTAACTGGCTCAATCCAAATTATGAGCGTTACGGCAAAGTCCGTTAATGCCAGCGGCTGAGTTGGCCACTTTAGTAGCTTCAGTCTTAGGCTCTATAGCCTTGCTGATTGCTGGCCTTCGCTACATTATAAAATTGGAGAATATCCCCATAGTGTCGCGCCTTGATAAAATGGAGTCTCAGTTAGAATTGGCCCTAGCGAAAGGGGTCAGAAATGGCAACGCGAAAGCGCGTAAGTAAAAAGGCAGTCAAGCGTCCTAAGAGACGCAAAACTACTAAAGATACTCCTTTAACAAAACTTGATTTCTGGGCTATTGCTGCCAATGAAGTTTATAAAGCTTGTCGCAGAGCTGGGATGGATGAAGGCACTGCGCTGGCCTTTGCTATGGATCGTAGTTCTTATCCCGATTGGATAGTGCCTCTCGATGACCCAATGAGAAAGATTGGTTGGGAAGATGGCGAGGAAGATAACTAATCTACTTTAGAGAGGTTGAACTCTTCGAGGCTCTCAAGTCGCTTTATCCAGACTTGATGCCTTTATCAGCGACCGATAGAGCAGATGGCATTACCAGCGATTCCTATGTCGAGCTTAAATGCCGTAGAACGCACTATGACCGCTTACTTATTGAGAAGAAGAAATGGGATTATCTGGCCGATATAAGGGCTAGAACGGGCGCTAAGACCCTTTATATCAATGCAACACCTAAAGGTATATACCAGTTCGATTTAGGGGCTCTAATCGAGCCTGACTGGGTTTTGAAGAGCCTTCCAGTTACCACCGATTTCAGCAACAGAGCCCACAGCGAGAGGCTATGCGGATTTTTAGATATTCGACTCGCCGAGCTATTACTTGTCTAAATAGATTTAAGCAAATACATTTAACCTACTAAATCCATTTCGAGGGTTTAGAAGGGAGCATAAATGATAAATAAAGTAGCTCTTATCCGATTTGACTCGCAAGCTGGTGCTTGGACTGATGAGACAAATTGGGTTAAGGGATCAATAATAAGACGATTCGCTAAAGAGCGAATGGGTAAGAAGCAGTTGCGAGGCCGTTTATCTAAGGCTGAAATTTCTGCATATTGGCTTGATAAATATGGGGTGAATGCAGATGTTGCCTAATTTATCTGATGAAGCAGTAGTAGGAATAATCATTGGAGTTCCATTTATCGGCCTTTATATCTGGAGTCTTTGGAACTCAGCTAAAGCCAAAGCTTTCAATCAAGGCTATAAGAGAGGGAGAGCAAGTGTCCGATACACAGAGATCATTAAGTGACTGGATCAACGATGCTGGTGACACCCTGTTTGA